CTCCTTTGGCTATATCTGCAACCAGACAATATGTATGACCAGATTGCGGTTGAACATATACGTCTAAACCATCTTTTTGATATACAATAACATCTGGGCTCATTTTTGATATACAATCAGCTCTAACTAATGTTAGAGAAGAACCTAAGAAATTACATAAAACTTCCTGTGTAAATTTTAGTTCACCTAAGGCTGCTTTTTGCTCAGCTGCCCATTCTTCAGTGCGCCCAGGAATTTCCCAATATGGAATGAATAGTGGAACAAATCCATTTCTTCCCTTTTCAGCGTCTGTCCAAAACTTCCAAAAATGATTATATCCTAGTGGCGTAGATGAAAGTAGAATTTTCGTAGTTTGTCCAGCAGAAATTGTAGGATAGACTGATGTGAAAAATTCTTCTGCCACATTATTTGGAATAATTGCAGCCTCATCGACATACAATAAGTTTACCGATTTACCACGAATACCTGACTTTCCTGTGGCTGCAGTAAAAACTTTAGAACCATTTTCTAATTCTATATCACCTTTATTCCAAGTTAAAACTCCCTGTTGCATCCACTTGGGTAGCATCTCATACATAGTTTGATAACGATCTAAAACTTCTCGAGCAGCATCTTTTTTGTTCGCTAAAATCGCTACATTTTTATTAGGTTGGAATACCGTATACCAAAGAATATAAGCTGCAGAAGTTGTAGTTTTACCCTGCTGTCGTCCTTCCATTAGAATAACACGACGATTATTATGAATTACATCTATCTTCTTTTTTTGACACTCGTATAATTTAAATAGCTGTAATCCATGATCTAATGTAACGATGTGACAATAGTTTTCAATAAAATATATTGGATCTTGAGAACATTTTAAATATTCTTTAATGTCATCGGGTGTAAACTCAACACTAACCCCAGCTGCTTTTAAGTTGGAGTTTGAATTATAAATTTCTGCCATATTTAAAAATTATCTTCCCACGACTCGCTAGTAACAGTAGCATTGGTTACATCTCCCTCTGCTGTAAAAATTCTATTTGGACTACTAAAATCTTCATTTTGACCGACGTTAGCGTTAACTGTATCGATAACATTACGATTAGAGATTGGACCAAATAAATTAGTTTTCATTTGAAAATTTAATGTGTGCGTAACAAATCTTCGAGTTTGAAAATCTCCATCATATTCATCCATTACTGATACACTATTTAACACAACAGGCACATCTACTTTTAAATTCATGTCTGGAATTACATTAACAGTTAAAGTGTACTCTGGAGTAAATGTAGGTAAAATTTGTTCAATAATTTGAAGACCATCTTCTTGTGTTTTAGTTAAAACGTAAAGAGATAAATCTATATTATAAGGAACAGGGCTATAAACAGTAGAAACTGCACCTGCTCCCTCACCACATTTAATTTGTTGCATACGATTTAATTTACGAGAATTATCATATGTATAAGCAATTATCTCAAATGACATTCTAGGCAAAGAAACATAAGTATGATTTTCTAAATTAGGATCTTGATCTAAGCGAACTAACCATTTTTCTTTTGGAGCATATGCCAAAGGAACTTGCAATCTTTGTGCAGTAGTTCCCGAGACTGAATCACCTTCTTTTCTATCAATATAGATATCACTAAACAGTCTTCCAAATGCAACTATAGATTTGCGAATTATTCCGTGATAGAAAACATTATTATTGAGCATTACTTAATCTCACCAAAAGGATTAGTTTCACTAAACAGTATATCAACTGCTTCTGATTTAAATTTATTATTGTCAGCAAAAGATTCTACTTTATCTACATTCGCTTCGATAGTAGCAGTAGCTGTCGCTGTAACACCTCCAGCTGGAGGATTTGAAAATGTTAAAGAAGGCGCAGAAGTATATCCTGTGCCTGGATTGGTTATATCAACACGTATAACTTTACCAGCATTTGTACCTGTACCTAAAACTGCAGTAGCAGCTGCTCCAGAGCCATTAGCAGAAATAAAAGTTATTGATGGAGCAGTTGTATAACCAGAACCTCGATTTGTGACTGCAATAGATACAACTTCACCATATTTAGATCTTGTCGTATTTGTAGTGAATGATTTTAATGTTTCAAATTCATCTATCGAAGCAATACCAGTATCAAGGCGTTCAGAGCTATATTGGAACAGCTCAACTTGCAATTTGTAAACATAAAGTTTACCTAGTTGATAAAATGGATCTTGGTGTTGAACAAATTTAATTTCAAACAAACCTTTTGATAGAGGGAAATAGATTAGATCTCCCTCATTCGGTCTAGTAGGGATAATTGTTTGTCCATAACGACCAATTAACTGCTCCCATCTTCTTCTTGCTACAACTAAAGTGGCAGATTGTTCCATCATTAAACCAAATTTTTGAATAAATGCGCCTTGGCCAGAAAATGAATCTACATCTTCAAAGTACATTTCAATAGGAAAAGAAGATTTAAATTCACTTAATCGATCTTCTCCTAAAATTTCGTCTTTTGAAACTAATGTTCTTGGGATATAGAAAAACTCTTGACCATAAATCCTTAATGATTCTATGATTATATCTTCAATCAGGTACTGTTCGTTTTTAGTTCCCTGTGTAAAATAAACATTGGTAGGCATTATTATCCTAAGAAAAAATCAAGTGGCGCAGATTTGTTTTGAAGTTCGTCTTCTAATTCTTTAATTTCTGTAGTAGATTCCTGATATAATTTATCCCCATCTAATGTAACCCCACCTGGAAGTTGTAATCCACTAAACTTTTTAAGATTTGTAGCCCATTGTTTTTTAAATAAAGCAGTAACATAATGTTTTAACCATGGCTCATTCCAAACTTTAGTCCATGTTGTTGGATCCATCGCACGATAACTTTGGATAATAATGTAATCACCAAGAATAAAATCAGTAGCCCAATTGGCGTCAAGATATAATCTATTTGATAAACGATTAAATCTAAATGATTGATGCCCATTTAATTCTAAATCTAAAAGAGCTAAGTGCCCCATTACGGTTTTGTAATAAATTAATGACGTGGATGTTAGATCGTATAGGTCATTTAAACGCAATTGATATTGTAAATCAAAAATATTTTTAGATGACGATGCTTGTCCTATACTTAATATTTTAGTAACACCCCATACATAATCTGGTATCTCAATATATTTGTTATCATATTCTCTTAATGTTATTGATACTGTAGTAGCTGTTTGATTTGAAGAAGATGATGTAATAGCCTCTCCAGCAGTAAATGTTCCCGTTATATCTTTTACTAATAATAATGTTCCAGAAGAAACACGTGTAGATTCTCTAACCACTTTTGCTGTAGCACCAGATGTTACACCAGTAATAGTTTCAGCTAGTTGATAATTACCAGCAACAGAAGTAGTTAAAACAATTTCAGAAGCACGAATAGGATGCTTCATATAAATTTGTTCAATGCCCTCATAATGATAAAGACGCCAGTAATCTAGAGCTTCATCAATACGATCCTCTAATTGATCATCATCTACGTTAATTTCAAGTACAGGAGCACCTAATGCTCTTAAACAATATTCTTTTAAAGTAGATCTAGAATTAACAGCCATTAGAATTCATCTCCAAGAGCAAGACCAAGAGCAAGAACATCAGCACCACTAGGTGTATTACCATAAACTAGCCAAGAAGTTCCGTTGTAAATAATATCTACTTTAATTCCTGTATAGTTTAATGCTACGTTAGATGCAGCATTATTAATTAAATTACCATTTCTACCTAAAATTAATGGATTAGATTGAAAATCTGCACCATCTACTACAGTAATCTGAGCACCAATAGATGGTGATGCTGGTAATGTTAATGTCCAACTACCACCTGACGTATTAGCAATAATAGATTCACCTACGTTTGCTGACCAGTTTGCAGATTTGTTTAACCATCCGCCTGCTCCAGCTGTAAATGTTAAAGTTTTAGTAGAATTATCTGTTTGAATAGACATACCAGAACCAGCCACAAGTGTTAACGATTCTGTATTAGATGCAGCTGCTATAGTAGTTTGACCAGCTACAACGATATTTTTAAATATAAACTGACTAGAACCTTTATCAGTATTTTCTATTGTAATTGCAGTAGATCCGTTATAAGAAGTTCCAGATAATCCAGTACTAATTGTTAACGCAGGAAGATTATTACCTAGTGTAATTCCTGATATTGTATTGGCAGCAAGTTTAGAAACAGCGATTGCAGCTGATGCATTAATATCAGCATTCACAATTGTTCCATCTGCAATCATAGCAGATGTAACTGTTCCAGTATCACTAGAACCCACTAACGTACCAGTAGCTGGAACAGTTACAGTGGAGCCACCAGCAGGGGCAGTAATTGTTAAATTACCAGTGTTAAGAGTTATAGTTCTGCCACCATTATTAACACCAGTACCACCATAAGTTGAATCAACAACTGTTCCTTGCCAAGTACCAGTAGCTATTGTACCTACAGAAGTTAAAGAAGAACTAACTACGCCAGATCCAAGAGTAGTTGCATTTAGAACAGAATTACCAGCAATATAATATGCTTTGCCAGTTAATAAATTTAAATGCTCAGAAGATGTCCAGGCAGCAGTTAAATCTACCCAGTTAAATGTTTTATCAGTATTGCCTTTTAGTGTGATACCACCACCATCAGCACTAACATCTGTTGGCGAAGTTGTAGAACCTAATTCAATGTTTTTATCATCTACTGATAGAGTAGTAGAATTTAAAGTAGTTGTAGTCCCATTGACAGTTAAATCTCCAGTAACAACTAAATCTTTATTAACAGTTACTGTTCCACCATCATTATCACCAAGATTAATATTAGTTGTAGAACCTGCTGCTCCACCAGTACCAATATTAATAGTTTTAGTATTACCAGAAGCAACTGCTCCAGTAGAAATATTTGTAGTAGATGACGAAGTGCTAGCATAACCTATTGTTATTGTAGTAGGAGTAGCAAACGCAGAAAAAGTTGCATCATTAGAATCTACACTTGTTCCAATAATTGGTGTAGTTAAAGTTTTATTTGTAAAAGTTTCAGTGCCAGCTAGAGTAGCTAGTGTGCCAGTAGCAGTAGGTAGGGTTAATGTAGCACCATTATTATAAATGCCACTCCCTGTTAAGTCCATGTTGTCAGCGACTGCAAGCTCCCTTACAGTTTCAGAAACTGCGTC